TGTGGATTGCTTCCGGATGTTTCGCCCACCACCTCATACGGCAGTGATCAGAGCAGAACCGCTTTTTCTTCGCGCCCGGCGTGTGATGAAGCGGCTCGCCGCAATAGCCGCAAGCCTCCCCTGACGCTTGCATTATTTGCGCTACAGCCCCCGAACCAAGGCCGCTTCTTCGGCAATAGGACTTCACTGTGTTCTCGGAGGCTCCAATAGCTGCGGCAATCGCAGCGTAGCTTTCGCCCTTCTCCCGTAGGTAGGCCACTTTCCTTTTCTGGATAATCGTCATATACATCCCTCCGACAAAAAGCCGTGAAAACGTCGAAAGTTAACGGGAAAAAAGAACCGCCAGACGATATACTCATCTGGCGATCAAAATCTATATGCAATTCCAGTTGCTGAGGATTATCGTAAAAACACCCGCGTATCCGGCCCCACAACGCCATCTGCCTTGATGCCACAAGCCGTCTGCAGCGCCACCACAGCAGCCTTGGTGATATTCCCGTAAACGCCATCCAACTTGCCGGGCGCATATCCCATGGCCATCAGACGCGTTTGCACGGACAGCACGTCGCTACCGCGCATCAGCGGCTGCCCCGGTGTAACGCGCAAGAGCCGCGTGCCCAGATCCAGCGCCGTTTCTTCCGCGCCACTTTCAGCGGGTTGGTTCGCATCCGTTTCCGTTTCCTCCACGCCTGTCTGCGCATCGCCCGCGCCCCCTTCGGTGAGATAGTCGATGTAGGGCGAGCAGAACCAGTGCGTCCAACCGCGCCCCTTGACCTTGGTTTTGACAATGCCGTAGCTGAACCCCTTGGCTTCAATAGCCTCCCCGTTTCCGATGTATACGCCCACATGGCCGCTTTTCCAGAGGATCAGACCGGGCAACTCCGGTAGCGTATCGATTGTGCCCTTCACCTTGGCGGCATTGTACGCGCCGTTTGCGCCCTGATCCGGCCTGCCGTCTAGCCCATACACCTGCGTGCCGTCGTCTCGCGTCCAGTAATAGCCCTTGATGAGCCCAATGCAATCGGCGCACTTTTTGCCAGCTGCGATATCCGCCCGGTAGCGGCTCATGCGGTTCTCCGCGTAGGATTTGGGGTACTGCTTCGCCTTGCGATCCAAAAGGCTCTGCGTACAGGTGTAGCAACAACATCCGTACCAATATGCCTGACCCAGCCACGCCTTCGCCCACGCGACCAATCCCAGATTCGTTTTAACCGTCATGCCTGCCCCTCCAACCGAAAAGAGGGCGGCGATTACTCGCCGTCCCCTTTAGTGTCATTATCATCCTTGCCCGTCTGCTCACTGGTGTCCTTGAGCTTTTCCAACACCCGCACAAGAAACGCGGGCAGCGTCACGCCCAGCTCGCCAACGTTTTCAATGATACTCAGCCCATCGTTAGCGATGAAGAAGAACGCCGTGGCTGTGCGGAAAAGCCCCACGCTGTTGCCGCTGATGCGATCCAGTTGCGCGGCGATGATCACCACCAGAAACATGGTCGCCTTCTTGAGGATGCCCTCATAACCCGTGCTGGACTTGAGCGTCTTGGTCTTAATCGCCGCCGCCACGCCGGTGATGTAGTCGATCACGATGAAAATCAGCAGGATTTCCAGCGCCTTGTCCCAGCCGCCAAGCAGGGTGGTGGTAATCCCGGCGCCAATGCCGGTGAGGAATCGGATGATGTTATCCTTCATAGATATGCCCCTCTCCATGTTTTGATATGAAAAAAGCCGCCGATTGGCAGCTTTCATCCGTGGATATCCTTGATTGTTTAGATGTAGCTTTCCCCGGTGATCTCCTGAAATTGTTCCGGGGTGATCACACCCTTCTCCACCGCCTTGCGTACCATGGCGGCGTTCCAGAGCTTGCGGTCGAAATTCCGTTTCAACATCTCGTATGTCATGCACAGCCCTCCCTTACAGACTCATCAGATTCTGGAATTCCAGCGCGGCGGCGATCCGTTCCTCAGCCGAAGGCTCGTTGTCCTGCGCGGGCGCGTTTACTTTGGCCTCCATAGCGGCCAGCGCGGCTACCTCGTCAAGCGCCGCATTAATACCGTGGAAGTTGCGCATGGCGGCAAACTCCTGGACCGCCTGACAGACATGCCCGTTGATCTCCAGCACATGGGGAAACACATCCACGGCTGGGAACTGGTCACGAATCTTGGCCGGGGTGGCGATCTCCCCGTTGGGGAACATATAGGTGGTAGAACCGTCGAAAAGAACCAGTTTGAGCATAAAACCCCTCCTATACCTGTTTGTACGGTTGCAGCGCCGGCATCATCGCCGTTCTTTCATCCCCGGGGAAGAAAGCGTGCTTGCCGATTCCCATCCCAATGCCGTCCTCGAAGGAAAACGGCGCTGCAACCTCCTGATGGAACACAAAGCTGCTGTTGACCCGAAACACGCTGTTAACTAAATTCATGTTCTTCTCATACCGCATCATGAACAGCGCCGCCTGCTGTCCCTCCAGCGTAGCCGCGCAGATCGTTTGCAATGCGCCGGGCGTAAACAGCGGGCAAACGATCGTGGTCTGCTTGACACCGCTTGCGTTGTAGATTTCGAAGTTGCCAAACAGCGCGTACAGAATGAACCCGCCCATCAGCGCCGCCGCGCCGACCACGCCAAAGGTGCCGGACGCCTGGTTGCCAAGCGATGTGCCACTGGAGCGCACCAGCGCTGTGGTGTAGAGATCCACATTGAGCTTCTTGGTGTACCCATCGAAGGCCAGCCCACCGGCGATCATGGCCATGGAGGCTCCGGACAGCCCCGCCGCGCCCCTGCGCGCTGTACCAAGCGCCGTAGGCGTGGAGCGCACAAGCGCCGTTGTATAGGCATTGACCGTCGTCATCACAGCGGTATCACTGGCGCCTCCGGCGAACAGCGCATAGGAACCGACCGACGCCCCGGCGGCATACCCGCGCGCGGCGCTGAGCGCGGTTGGCGTGCTCACTACCAGCGTGTCACTCACTGCTTCCGCATAGGCGGAGGCAATGCTGCCAACCAAACCACCCGCGAAAAGCGCGTAGGCACCTGCCTTGGCATAGGCAAGCGCTTTGTTGCCATTGGCGATGCCCGAAGCCAACGAGTTACCGCGCAGCAGAGACGCGGTAATGGGCACAACCTGTCGCTTGGTTGCCTCTGAGAAGTCGCTCACATGCGCTAGCAGATAGCTTGCCGTCCTGCCGAGCGTCACCTCTGCGGCCATGACAGATGCGGAGATTTGAATGGGTTCCCTTGGGTAGTACTCCACAGAGTGCAATGGTTTGACGGAACCGTCCGCTTTTCTAATCTTCACGGCAACCAGCTCGCGGGAAATACCGCTATTCTTTTGCCGAACCCGCACGATCGGTTTTGTGGCGTCATTTGCTTTCAAACGGATCATTACGTGCCCTCACTGTCATACTGGAAGATGAGCGTACCGACGGGCACCGCGCTGAAATCCGTCGCTGCATTGCTCAGGATCACCGCGTTGCGCACTTGGGCGGTGGATTCGTCCAGAGCCCCGCCCGCGACCAGCGCAGCCTGCATCTCCTGCTGGACGGTCTTGCGGACGTAGTCGGTGTAAGCCGCGACAGCGTCCCATGCATTCTTCTGCGCAAGCGTTACATGGATACCGCCGCTCTGCTCATGGGCATCGATCATGTCAAACAGATTCCCGGCCACGTTCCCATCCAGCGTAGCCTGCAAGCGCGCAAACCATGCGTCAAACGCAGCTTGATTCTCGTCCAGCTGCGTGTTGAGCTGTTCGGAGAGGGCGAGAATATCGGCATTGACCCGCTGCTCCGTTTTCGCAAGCAGGCTGTTTATCTGATCCGCGTAGTGACTGGTGTCAAAGGCGATGATCGTCTGGGTCACCAGACCGCAAAGCGTGCTATTGAGCCGCTGATCGGTGATGTTGCTCTGTAGGATCAGCAGCACGCCTTTTCCAACCAGCACATCCGCGAGCGCCAGCTCATACACATCCGCGTCCCGCTGCAGCGCAGGCGCGACCGGGGTACTCGCCGCCACGCCCTGCTTGACCGCGACCGCGATACTCCGCGCTGCAAGACTCCATCGAAGCACCACGCGGTCGATACGGTTCAGCACCCCGTCCGCCGTGGCCAGCGCGGTGTTAAGCGCATCGGTGTTGTGGTAGAAGTATCCGTTGATCCATGCCTTGCCTGCGCTGATGGCAATCGTCATGCCGGACACAGCCGAAACAAGCAGGTTATCCGATGCGTACCCGAATACGCCGTTGCCGATGAACGAGCTGAAGTAATCCGCCCATTCCTCGGCCTTGTAGCGCCTGTCCCCATTGATGGAATTGAAGAAACTGCACTTCTCCATGAATCGTCACCTCTTTATCTTCTGCATGAGTGTCGGCAGGCTGTCGCCAAACGTGGCGACGACCTCCTGTCTGCCCTTCTGGTAGGTTTCCGTCATTTCGGTGATCCGGGCATCCACACGCACGCCCCAGCGGCTGTCCACGCAGGTCACAATGTCGCCCACATCAAAATCCGTGCGGTAGCAAAGCGAACCATCCGTTTTGATCTTGCTTTCAAAACTCAGCGACAGGCCGTATGCAGCCAGTTCCTTCTCTCCGCGCGCTTTGAGCATCGCCTGGTAGACCGCTGTGGAATAGGTGAGCGTGGATGTGCCGGACTTGTAGTTGCGCTTGATATCCGATGCGTCGATGAACTTTTCAGAGCGTGCCAGACCGCTGGTGGGGCGGACCTCTACCACGACCCGGCTGACCGCGACGTCGCTGTCCACGCCACCCACGTACAGCGTAGTGCGCTGGTTCTCGCTGCTGGTCACGAATTCCTGTTCCAACACGTTGTCAAACGCCTGTGAAAACACGCAGGGGCGGTTTGCCGACTGAGAAGCCGACAAATCCCGCCCCTGTAACACCCGAAATGTATGCGCCTTGGTTCGCAAATCGGTAGTAATGCGGTATCCGATGGCCGATTCCTTGGCCAGCCCCTCACAGACATCCAGACAGTTGGCGTAGAGCTCGCCCTGGAACTGCACAGCTGTTGTGGCAATCGTTCCTTCGCTTGAATCCAGAAGGAGAAACGGGATCGCCCGCTCCGTAACCGTTGGTGAAATCAGGTTTTCCGTGATCACACGCTTAATGAGCACCTGCGCGGTTGCTGTTGTGTTGATCTCCGCGAGCAGGATCCGCTTGTCCAGCCAGCCAGAAAGAAACCGGCCCTGCGCCTCAATTTCCTCCATGCCGGTGCTGTTCTTCTTGATCTGCACGTAGCGGATTTCAGCCAGCTCATTATCGCCCGGCTTGTGAATCAGGTTGCCCTGACGAAGGAGCTTGTTGTTGACGGTGGTGAACGGCGCGAGGATTTTGCACTCGCCGGGGCTCCAATAGCGACGTGTCCACAGGAGGGAATTGAGCTCGTCTGCTACGCCCAGAGGAGTCAACGAAGAATCGTATACCGTCAGTTCCACCGCTACACCCCCAGATACCGATTGCTGTGATAAACTGCTACCTCGATGTTGTCCTCCCCGCTGGCAGCGGCATACCGCAGCAGATTGTCGCCCGTAGCCAGCTGAAAGTAAGTGCTGTCCACATCCAGGAAGCGGAACGCGTCAATGGTAACTCCGGATTGTGTCAGGGTACACGTTTTCTGTCCGTAGGCAGTGCAAACCGCCAGTGTATCCCCAGCCAGCATCGTGATATTGCTGAAGCGCAGGAATTCGCCCGTTTCCACACTGAGGATTTCCGGGTTGGATGCCGTGCCGCAGGCAGTAAACACAATCCTTGCGCCTGCCTCCACATCGCCCGCATTGTGCACGTTGACGATGCGCGCGGGATTGCGGTATCCGATCTCCATGCCATTCTCATACGGAATCTCGGCTTCAAACTCCAAGCCGCCCACCCAGGAGGCCACCATATCCTTGCTTTCGTTCTCCTCCTGCCAGAAAGGGTCGATGCACACAAACGCGCAGGAGAAGGCGGCGAACGAGGTCGATTTGCTGAACTTAGGCGTGCTTTCCACCTTGCAGTCGATGACCCGCACAAAATCCCCATACCGATAGGTGAGCGTCGCCAGAAGCTGTGGGTTGAGCACACTGGTTAACTTTCTGCGCAAAGGGATGGCTTCGTCCCGCGAGTACACGCGCAAAAACCCGTCAATGTCGATGTTGCGGCTCTCGATGTGGTGACCCACATACGATGCGCCCTCCTGTCCCATGGCGCTTACTGAGTAAATCGTGTTGCGCAGTATAGACAGCCCAGACGCTTCCTGCGTGTAGAATACGCTCTCGTGGGAAAACTCGATTTCGTCCCCGTGGCTGTTGCGATAAATCAGTCGCTCAATTTTCTTCATGCCAACCCCCTCGCCAGTTGTCGCAGTTGCCTAGCCGCTTCCATCTGCTGGCCAACATAGCTGGTTTCTTCTGCGTAGATATTCTGGGTGACGTTGATATCGGGATTCTTCTGTCCATTCTGTTTGAGATACGCGAGCAGTGCCGCCATGACGGTCGTGTCTGACCCGGCGGTTTCCTTCTGGCGGTTTATGTCCTGCATGACCTCGCGCATACCGGCCTTGAGCCGCTCCGACATTTCTTGCCAGAGCGTATCCAGCGGCAGGATCGCCTCGGCGCCCGCTTCGCCCACGCCCTGTAACCCGGCGCCCGCTGTGGCAAAGATGGTGGGCTGGTCAAAGATACCGCCCAGCGCGTTCCATTTGAGGGACAGCGACGGAATCTTGATGCCCCAACCGACCTCGTTCCAGGTGACCTCGATGGTGGGGAGCTTAAATTCCGGCAGTTTCCACTGAAAACCGAACAGCCCCTTGAGCCACTCGACCTTCTCGGAAAGCCAGGTGCTGGCCGCTTCGATGGGCGATTTAAGGATGCCCAGCACCCCGTCCCACACGGTTTGCACTGCACTCTTGACCGCCGTCCACGCGCTCACAATGCCCGTTTGGGCAGTGGTAACCGCTGAACCGACCGCGCTGCCAATGCCGCTCCAAGCCGTGCCTGCGGCGGTTTTGACCGAAGTCCAAACGCCCTCGACCGCCGTGGAGATAGCCGTCCATGCAGTCGAAATGGACGCTTTCCCATTTGCAACTGCTGTGGATACGCTGGTGCATACCAAAGCCCAAGCCGTAATAGCCGTGGTCTGAATAGCCGTCCACGCGCCGGACACCGCTGTGGTCACGTTGCTCCACGCAGTGGTGATTCCCTCTTTGCCAGACTCTACAGCGGATGAGATGCTGCTGCATACGGCGTTCCACGCCGTGGTGGCTGTGGTCGAAATCCCCGTCCAAACGCCAGACAGCCACGTTGTGAAATCCGTCCACGCCGTGGTAGCCGCTGTCTGGATGCCCGCCCAGAGATCGGTAAAGAACTGATTCAGGTTAAGCCCGAAGGCATCCGCAATGCCGCACAGCGTTGTCCAGAAGGTGGAGAACAGGTTGCAGACAGCATCCCAGATCGCAAGCAATGAAGCCTTGAGCGACTCCCACGCTGCCGAAATCGCGGTCACAAAACCGTCCCAATCGCCGGAGAACAGCGACACGATGGCCGACACCAGCCCAATGATGAAGTCCGTTGCCTGGATTAACGCCTGCACGAGCGGGGCGATTATGTCCATGATGCCCGCCGCCAGCGCGACCACGACCGCCAGCACCGCGCCGATGACCACCGCCACCGCCTCAAACACCGGCATGAGCTTGAGCACCAGTGACTCCACGCTCTGCCAGAGCTTGTCCATG